TGCTATGGACACGCCCCTGTTTCAGTATTTCAAGACCGATTTTCCAAGCAACATTCCCACGGAGCTGCCTCTCGGCATAAGCTGCTTTGCAAACTGCGAGGACACGCTCAAAGCCCTTGATGTGGCGTTTGACAGCTTTGCGAGAGAATTTATCCTCGGCAAAAAGAGGATAATCGTGCCGTCATCGTGCATTCGCACCGTGGTCAATCCCGAAACGGGTAAGACAGAGCGGTATTTTGACGCTGATGACGAGGTTTATCAGGCACTGAAATGCGATGAGGACAAGGACCTGAAAATCACCGACAACACTGTGGAGCTGAGAATTTCCGAGCACGTTGACGGCATAAATGCGCTGCTGAATATTCTGTGCTTTCAGGTGGGGCTTTCTCCCGGCTCGCTGTCATTCGACAAGGCGGGCGGAGTTAAGACCGCAACCGAGGTGGTTTCCGAGGAAAACAAGACGGCTGTTACGATACGCTGTCAGAAAAATCTGCTGGTAGAGTTTATCGAGGGTATGTGCAGGGCTGTGCTGAAACTGGCACAGATAACAGGTGAAGTCCCCCGGGGCGATTTTGAGGTCACTGTGGCGTTTAAGGACAGCGTTGTTATTGATGACAACACGCTTATCGCAAACAACATCAGTCTTGTAACGGCGGGGCTAAAGTCAAAGATTTCTGCCATTATGGAGGTTATGAAATGCGATGAAGAGGCGGCAAGGCGAGAGCTTGAACGGATAAATGCGGAGAGTGCTGTTTTCGGAGTTTCGGACGGTGACGGCTTTGTAACTTCGGGCGGTGATGCAGGTGACAAGGGAACAGTATGACGAGCTGTCTGCTCCGCTTGTGCGGGTGCTCCTGGATATGGAGGACGATATCCTGCGGGAAATCGCGGCGCAGCTTTCACGGGACGGGGATATTTCCGACACGTCAAAATGGCGGATAAGGCAGCTTGCAAGAGCAGGACGTTTCGACAAGCGGGCGGCGGCTATCATTGCGGGATATTCCGAGGTCGAGGGCGGTCAGGCTATGGACGCTGTTCTGGCGGCGGCTGAGACTGAGATAGGATATCTTGACAATGCGGTGCAGGCGGCGAATGCTGCGGGGCTGTCGGAATATTTCTCGGACATTCCTGCGGAAACCTCAGCCATGAATGCTGCCAAGGCGTTTCAGCGGCAGGCGGCAAGTGACCTTAACCTTGTAAACACGGTCATGGGGTACAAGGCAAAATCGGCGTATGTGAATGCCGTTAATGCCATTTACCGTGACACTGCCGAGGGCAGGCAGTCAGCACTTGACATTATGGGCAAGGGTGCGGCAAAGGCTGTATCGGGGCAGATGTCCTTGCAGGAAGCAACAAGGAAAACCATACGGGAGCTTGCTCAAAAGGGCATTCCCGCTTTCGTTGACAAGCGTGGTCGTGAGTGGTCTCCCGAGGCGTATGTAATGATGGATATGCGGTCAACGCTGGGAAACACGGCGAGGGCTGCGCAGAATGCACGTTGTGATGAACATAATATTCAGCTCATCGAGGTTTCTTCTCATATGGGCGCACGTCCCTTGTGTGCGACCTATCAGGGCAGGATATTCAGCCGTGACGGTTCAAAGGGTGTGACTGTGGACGGAGCAGGCGGCAAGATATATTACACTCCCCTTTCGGAAACGAGCTACGGTCAGCCTGCGGGACTTTTCGGCATAAACTGCGGGCACGTTCAATATCCGTTCGTTCCGGGCATAAATTTCCAGCGGTATTTTCCTTATCCGAAAGAGGAAAACGACAGGCGGTATATGCAGTTTCAGCAGCAGAGAGCTATGGAACGGGGCATCAGAGCCGCCAAGCGGGAATGTATGATGCTGCAGGAGGTGGGCGACACTGAGGGCTTGCAGAAGGCTTCTTTACGGCTTCGCAATCAGAGGGAGAAATACAGGGCTTACTGCAAGGAGACGGGGCTTAAGCAGCACAATGACCGCACTCAGGTTTATGGGTATGACAGGAGCAAGAGCAGCAAGACGGTCTGGGCGGAGAGGAAGGCTTCAGGAAATGCCTTGACAAACGGCTCAAACAGCAGTATAATTAAGACAAGAGAACAGACAAAGGCGATTATCGCCAAAGCACAGGCACAGAGCAGACCTATCTTTGCTGTAGATGATGAGGTTAGGGGTGCGTTCGCAACAAATGTTAGCCGTGTCCTTCCAAAAGAGGGCTTCTATGATGTTGCATTGCACGGAACACCTAAAAATGTTGAATTTTTCGGTGAGCCCATTGATGCAAAAACACTTGCTAAAATCATCAGAAACAGAAAAGACTACTCCAAGGGAAGCAAGGTCAGACTTTTATCCTGTTCCACGGGTAAAATTACTGATACTGCCAATTGCTTTGCACAACAATTGGCAAACGCTTTGGGAGTTGAAATTGAAGCACCGACTGATGATATATTTGTTTATCCGAACGGCGATTTTATCATTGGAAAGAGAAATAACGGCGAAATGAAAATATTCTATCCTCGTTAGATAAGAGCAAAACCCCAATCTACCAAACGAAAAGGAGCACACAAGAGAACTTTTAAAAGATCAAAACAGGAAACAAGGCATAGCAAAGCAGACCTCAGCAAAAAAAGCTGAAATCGGCTGAAAAAATTCAGTTGAAACAGCTAAGCAGTACGTTTTACGGATTTAAGGCAGCGATAAGAGCTGTTTGATTTAGTGACGATCGCAGCCAGAGCTACTGCCAGCAGTGCGATATGTGCAGCAGAATTAAGGTTTTGTGCAGCATTGAAGCTGTGAACCCATAAACGTTCCTGTCCTGTTTGCTTGAAACGTGAATTGTAACGTTCAGCTTCGGTTCTTAGTGCATAAAGCTTTTTAAAGGAAATGCACTCACGGTCGATGGAAAGTCTGTAATCATCGGGAACGGTAACATATTTGGTACAGCCACGATGCTTTTTTCCATTGTTCCAGTTTTTGTGATCACATGGACAGGAGGCGCACTTAGAGCTTTTCAGCGGGCAGCAGTATTTCTGACGGGTTCTTCCGTTATCGGAAAACTTTCCGTCTTTGTGCATAGCAAGACCTGCTTCGCAGATAGAGTGACCGCTTGCAAGCTTCTTGTGATCTTTAGTGTTTCGCTTATTGAGAGGAATGATGCAATCACCGTGATACAGCTCTTTTACAGTGTTGTATATTGCTTTGACATCATAGCCCTTGTCGGCTAAGAAGGTACATTCATCAACAGAAAGAAAACTATTGGTTTGGCTTAGAATATCAAGAGCAACAGTGCTGTCAGAAACATTGGCAGAAGTTGTCAGCTCATAGATCGGTAAGCCTGTAATGCAGTCAACCAGAATGTGATTCTTGTAGCCCCAATAGTATTCAAAATTACGCTCATTATGCTGATTTGAAGCCGTGTGAACACCTAAACCGCAATCCTTGTCAGACTTAGGCTGATTATCCTTTGAAAACTTGTTTTTGGCAAATGACTTCGGATTATTCTGACGGGTATTTGCATTTACGGGAGTGGAGTCAAGAGCAATGAAAGAAGTATCAATGATGCCCATTTCGGAAAGCTTCAGAACCTGCGACTGCATAAGTTTTTTAAGAAAAGCGTTATCAAGTTTACGGATAAATCTGTCAAAGGTCCAGTATGACGGAAGCGGCTTCATAATGTTAAAACCGCAGTAATGAGCGATGATAAGATTATTGTTAAGATAATCGACCAGATCGGTAATGCAGGAAAAGCATTCGCATTTCATAATGATAAAAGCACAGAGCAAGGCTCTTTGTGAAAAACCGTTTCTTCCTGTTTTGGCAGTGGATTCGGGAAAATCTGACAAATCAAGGTTAAGAAAAAGCTTGTCATAAAACTGAGCCTTTGGTGCAGAAGTGAAAAATGTGATGTCCTGTAAAATTTCTTTGCGGTAGATAACAGCCAACCCCTTTCGTGTGGTTTTGTTCCAATTTAATTATACCAAAGTTGGTTGGCTGTTTCTATATTTTATAGTGATTTTTTGTTTTATTATGTCTTGCAATCCCGCTTTATTTCTTTGTTTGCGGTGTTTTGCTCAAGGCTATATCCTCGTGAATAAGGAGTTGATTATATGAAATATATTACCAAAGATGAGATATCTGAAATGAAAGCAAGTGAACTCAAAAATTGCTTCTCCATCGAGCCTGTTTCACATAAAGATAAAATATTATCATATATGAAAAACACTCCTGTTGTTGCAGCAACTACTGCTCTTGTAACTGACTATATTACAAAGGAACAGTTTTATAAAGCCAACAATGCCCACTCTGACGGTGTTTATCAGTGGTATGAAGATGAAATATACCACTTTGAAAAATACAACTTAAAGCTGAATGATGATTTTATTCAGCACGTTTTAAGCAATTCTTAATCACCTTACACACGTAGGGTGATTTTTTATACCCACACAAGCGTTTTGCAGTTGACTGCAAGGCGCTATTTTTATGCCAATCACGTTTTGTTGGCTCCACCAAAACATAACCCCTCGAAATTAAGGGGGGTTAAACAGTAAATCAGCAGCTTTACGGCTGCTTTTTTTATGCCCTAAACGTACTTACGGCGTTAAACTGAGGACGGAAAAACAAGCCGACAGGCTATAAACGGAGGTAATCATAATGGCAGAAACAAACACAACCGTAACCGAAACCAACAAGGCTGAAAATGGCTCCACGGGAGCCTACGGAGGTGATCCCACACAGGCTGTAAAGGGCGGAGCAAATCTCCCTGAAAAGGCTGTATCTACGTCTGAGCCTGAGCAGACGGCAAAAACATTTACCCAGGCAGAGCTTGACGCAATAGTCAAGCAGAGACTTGAAAGGCAGGCAAAGGGACATCCCTCAAAGGAAGAGATGGAAGCGTTCCGAAAGTGGCAGGACAGCCGGAAAACTGCCGAACAGCTTTCACAGGAAAAGATATCTGCTGCAGAAAATGGCAGGGCGGACGCTGAAAAGAAGCTTACCCTGCACAACAATGACCGCATCAGCACAGCAGCCAACACAACGCCCGCTGAGCAGTACACACGTGCCACAGTTAACGGAAACATGGGCACTGTACGTGTGCATTTTTATGTTGACGATGTGGGGGCATGGCAGAATCTGCCCATTGACTACACGTCCTGGCACGCAGGGCAAAAGGGAAAGGCAGACGCATACGGCAGTGCTGCCGGAAATATGCAAACTATATCCATTGAATGTATTATGAACGGAAGCGGCGATAAAAAAGACTGCCAGGCACGTGACAATGCCGCACGTTTGACAGCATATCTGCTGGATACATACGGCGGAGATCTGTACACCCACAACTACTGGTGCAATGTCCGCAACGAAAAAAAAGGCAGCATTGAAGCCTTAAACAAGTTGGACGATGGATATAAAAACTGTCCCGTGTATATCCGCCCCAAGTGGGACAGCTTCACGGAACTGGTTAAGTCATACCGCAAGAACAACAAAAAACTGTTCTATGTGCAGGTCGGGGCTTTTAGTTCCAGGGAAAATACTGAGGCATACCTTAAAACAGTGAAAAAAGATTATCCGGGCGCATTTATTAAGGTGATGTAAAAATTTTCTCCCGCTCTCGATTGAGGGCGGGAGATTTCTTGTTTAGGGAAAAGTAAAAGCGCCGAGAAGTTATTCCCGACGCTTTGTTCATACGGAGAGCAGAGATGATAGAATGACTATTCCGTATTGGCTTATTACAACATTTTTTATGTTGTAGAATTTGAATGGCAGGGGCAGAAGGAATCGAACTCCGCATTTCGTTTCCTGTATCTTTTGTACATTCACGCAAATGCCTATAATACGTACTTTTTTGAGTATGTGCTTCCGGCAGTTTAGCATATTTATGAGTATGTTTTTATAACTTTAACGGACAAATAACGGACAGGATCTATGACACTTCTGCTTTTTAGCCGTATTTCTCACTGAGGTAACTACGGCTGTTTTCATATTTATTATATTACTGTTGAAATCAGATTAATAGCGCAAATTATTGTTAGGTTTGAGTAATATTATTGTATTTGGGGAATAATTTGATATAATATATTTAAATGATTATTTCAAAAACAAATGTCACTACGAGTGCTAAAAGTGTAGGCAATAAATAGACTAACAATGGAAATGTAATATGATATCCATAAGTATTTAGCAAAGCTCTCAGAATGGTTCTGAGAGCTTTATTCCTTACTCTAAGAAAATTCACAATGCATATACATAAACTTAGTATAAATATCACGAAATAACACTAAACCTCTTGTAATTTTCAAACCGATATAGTATAATTATAATGGATTATTATATATTTCATCTACTACAAGAGGTGATAAAATGGAAAATAGCGCTGTTAATGAAAAATGGATAAGCCTTGAAGAGGCAGCTGAACACTTAGGAATCAAGCCTGTTACTATCCGAAGTTGGATCCGAAATAATAAAGATATCCCTGCCCACAAAATCGGTAAGCAATGGAAATTTAAACGTTCGGAGCTTGATGCATGGGTAAAGAGCGGCAAAAGTGCTATTGAGTAGGAAATATAGCAACTTAATTGTAAGGAGATTCGTATTATGGCGGTTAAGAAAACGGAATTATATAGTTCACTATGGGCAAGTTGTGATGCACTGCGCGGAGGAATGGATGCATCACAGTATAAGGATTACATACTAACCCTTTTGTTTATGAAGTATGTAACGGATAAGTATAAGGGACAGAAATACGGAGATTTGACCGTTTTCGATAAAGAACATGATCCCAATCCTGATCCCGAAAAAAGAATAGGCTGTTCTTTTGATGACTTTATTGCACTCAAGAACAAGAAGAATATTGGCGAAGGTATAGATAAAATCATAGCTCGCCTTGCTGAAGTTAATGACCGCTTAAAAGGTGTAATTGACATCGCACATTTCAATGATGAAGCCAAAATAGGTAAAGGACAGGAAATGGTCGATAAACTCACAAAGCTTATCGCTATTTTCCAGCGACCTGAACTGGATTTCTCAAATAATAAAGCCGACGGCGATGATATCATAGGTGATGCTTATGAATACCTTATGAGGAATTTTGCCACCGAAAGCGGCAAAAGTAAAGGACAATTCTATACACCGGCAGAAGTATCACGCATTCTTGCAAAGGTTATAGGCATAGATAAATGTACGGATCATGATGCCACAGTATGTGATCCGGCTTGCGGAAGTGGTTCATTACTTATCAGAGCACTTGCAGAGGTTCCTTTTGAGATATCAGGTTATGGACAGGAAAAAGAGAGCTCGACGGCAGGTCTTGCTAAAATGAATGCCGTTCTTCATAATAAAGCTACTATCAATATCATGGCAGGTAATACTTTTTCTGATCCGCAGTTTATCAAAAATGAAGATGCTTCCGAACTGGAACGCTTCGACTATATTGTTGCGAATCCCCCTTTTTCTCTTAAAAACTGGTCAGATGGTTTGAAGGAGTATGGAAGGTTCTCAGGTTATGGAGATAGACCACCTGAGAAAAACGGCGACTATGCCTGGTTGATGCACATATTAAAAACACTGAAATCTACGGGTAAAGCTGCTGTCATTCTCCCTCATGGTGTTTTGTTCCGTGGAAATGCCGAAGGTACTATTCGTCAGGCTATCGTTGATAAGGGCTGGATCAAAGGCATAATCAGTCTGCCGCCTAACCTGTTTTACGGTACGGGAATACCTGCTTGTATTATTATAATCGATAAAGAGGGTGCTGAAAACCGTTCCGGAATCTTTATGATAGATGCAGGCAAGGGATTTGTAAAGGACGGAAACAAGAACAGACTGCGTGAACAGGATATCTATCGTATTGTCACTACATTCAATGAGCAGATTACAGATGATCCTAAATATGCTCGCTTTGTTCCCAATAAGGAGATCAAAGAGAAGAATGGCTATAACCTGAATATTTCCCGTTACATAGATTCTTCCGAGCCTGAGGATATTCAGGATATTTATGCTCATATTCACGGCGGTATCCCTGCTGTGGATATAGATGCACTGAGTAAATACTGGGATGCATTCCCGACGCTGAAAGATGAACTGCTCAGTTCGCTGAGTGATAGCTATTATAAGCTGAATGTGGAAGAAAACGACATTCGCAGAACGATATATGCTAATGATGAATTCTCGGCATACGGAGAACTTATCGACAAGGCATTTACAGACTGGAAATCTTTTGCAGATACAAAGCTGAAAAAACTTGATAGCTCCGTTTCTGCCAAAATTCTCATATCCGAGTTGGCAGAGAATATAATGAAAGCATTTGAAGATATCTTGCTTATCAACAAGTATGATATTTACCAGATACTTCTTGCATACTGGAACGAAGTGCTTAACGATGATGTTTCTTTGATAATCTCGGATGATAAGGGCTATGAAATTGCAAGAGAGACCGAGAACATCATGAAGGAGACAAAGAAAACCGATGCCGACGGCAACCCTGAGTTAAAGGTTGCAGGCTGGGAAGGCAAGCTTATTCCGAAGGAAATAGTTATCTCAGAGCTATTCCCCGAGGAGAAAAAGGCGATAGATGACCTTATGGATATTGTCGCAGAGACCGATTCAAGACTCATGGCAATGATCGAGGAATCGGCAGAAGACTCGGCATTATCAGAACTTGCAGAGGGTGGAAAAGTCAAGAGCAAGGACATTCAGGAGAAAATCGACAAGATCATGGAAAATGTCCATACTCCGCTTATTGACAGCCTTGTAACGCTTCTGAATCTTCTTCCGTCAATGAAAAAGAAGGAATATACACAGTATATCGACAAGCACGCTGAACTGAAAGTTGCGTATACCGATAAAGGAACTGTAACCAATGCATCCATAAATAATGCTTTAAGTGCAGCCCGTGCAGAAGCGCCTGCACCTGCTTCATACGCCGATGACTATGAAGAGTTAAAGAAAGCGTTTGAGCTTGCACAAAGGTCTGAGGAGTCTACAAAGCTTATAAAAGAAATGGATAAGGCGCTTGATGAAAAGGCTCGTGAGAGATATGCGTCACTTACCGATGATGAGATCAAGGAGCTGCTTGTCAACAAGAAGTGGTATTATGCCATAGGCAAGGGAATTATTGATCTGTACACAGCAATTTCTCATAAGCTTGCCGAGCGTATCACCGAGCTTTCAAAAAGATATGAGCTTACACTTACAGACCTTGACAGTAAGATAAACGAAGCAGAATCATCACTGTCAGATATGCTTGGTGAATTAACAGGCAATGATTATGATATGAAAGCTTTTGCAGAGTTAATAGAATTGCTCGGAGGTTCAAACGATGTCGAATAATAACAAAACTCCGGCGATAAGATTCAAAGGATTTACTGACACTTGGGAACAGCGTAAGTTGGGTGACCACTCCGAAATAGTTGCTGGTGGGACTCCAAATACAGGACATCCTGAGTATTGGAATCCAAAGGAAATACCGTGGATGTCATCAGGAGAGATAAATAATAAGGTTATTTATTCTACTGACAATATGATTTCAAAAATCGGATTTTCCAATTCAAGTGCTAAATGGGTAAAAGAAAAATCAGTTTTAATTGCCCTTGCTGGACAAGGTAAAACTCGTGGAACTGTCGCAATTTCGGAGATTCCATTGACAACCAATCAATCAATTGCTGCTATTCACCCCGATAGTTTCTTATATTATAAATTCCTATTTCAGAATCTCGAAGGAAGATATAATGAATTAAGAGAAGTTTCATCAGGCGATGGAACAAGGGGCGGATTGAACAAGCAAATCATTTCTGATTTAGAAGTATTAGCTCCTGAAATACAGGAACAGATTAAAATTGGTGATTTCCTTTGTGGCATCGACACCCTTATCACCCTTCATCAGCGTAAGTGTGACAAGTTGATTCAATTCAAAGCGGCGATGCTGCAAAAAATGTTCCCGCAAAATGGTGCTAATAAGCCTGAAATAAGATTCAAAGGATTTTCTGACGCTTGGGAACAGCGTAAGGTTCAAGATGTTGCTGACCGCTTTGATAATCTGCGTATCCCTGTTGCAGCAAATCTTCGAGTTCACGGAACAACGCCGTATTATGGTGCAAACGGAATTCAGGATTATGTGGAGGGATTTACACACGATGGAGAATTTGTCCTTGTTGCTGAAGATGGAGCGAATGACTTAAAAAACTACCCTGTAAAATGCGTAAACGGGCGTATTTGGGTCAATAATCACGCTCACGTCCTTCAAGGAAAGGCGGGAATTTCCGATAATAGTTTTCTTGCCTTTGCCATAAGTCAATCAGATATTGAATCACTTTTGGTAGGTGGCAGTCGAGCAAAGTTGAATGCAGAAACCCTAATGAGCATTGAGTTTAAACTGCCCTGCTTGCAAGAACAGTATCGAATTGGCGAGTATTTGACACAGCTTGACCACCTTATCACCCTTCATCAGCGTAAGCCATTTTTAATGAAATGGAGGACTTCTGATGCTAACAGAAACCAAGCGAACAGACTTGTTCTGTGAATATTATGCAAAATGGATTACGGTGTATAAGAAGGGCGCAATCAGAAAGGTGACGAT